CTCACGAACAATCTTTGTTTCTAGGTGGTGGAATGATTCCAGTTGTAAACGCACCAAACGGACTTCTACAAGTTCCAGAATTGGCAGCAGTTACAGCAACTACACTAACTTCAGAAGCAGCACCAGGCGTAGACCTAGACGCTGTTCTTCCAGCAGATACAAAAAACACTATCCAGTGTGATATCTACGCAGCTCGCTCAGTACTTCGTGACTTGGGTGCAATCGATCCAGCAGAGATTGGTCGTGTACTAGGTAACGCAGTATCAAAAGCATTTGACACAGCAGTTATCACAGCAATGAACGGCTTAACAGCTAGTACTTCAGACTCAGATCCAATGACTGTAGACGCACTATTTGACGCAGCAGCTCAAATCCGCGGCAACGGCGAAACAGGTCAACTTATGGGTATCGTAAGTGCAGCAGAAGCAGCCAACTTGATGAAAGACATTGGTACTAACGCTTACGGCGGTGGTGACTTCCAAAGTGAAGCAATGAGAAATGGCTTCTTAGGACAAATAGCGGGAATTCGCCTATTTCAAAGTAGTTACATTTCAGGTGCAAACAAAGGCTTTGTCTTTGCTGGTGACGCAATGAGAATTGCAATGCAAAAAAATGTTGACATCGAAGTGGCCCGCAGGCCTGAAGCGGTCGGATCTGACATAGTTTCAAGTTTGCATGCCGGAGTTGGCGTTATCGACGCTGGCCGTGGTGTTAAAATGGTGAATGTATAAGGGAGTTTAGAATGGCTTTTATTACAGACTCGGGAGTAGTGATTAGTTTTGCTGAACACAGTGATGTGGTTAGTAAAGATCAAATCCTGTTTGATAACAATGAAGGCCTTTCAGACGATTTTGTAGAAGATGCATTGATTCGAGCAACAAGCCGAATCTTGCTTCAAATCAAATCTACCGATTGGTGGCAGAACCTGTATACTAAGCAGACAGGTTCTGTCAACCGATTGGACATTCCAGCACCAGTAGGTGTAAAGATTATTGATCGCACAAACGATTTTACTGACCTTTGCATTTATAAAGCACTATCAGATTATATTCTGCCTAGTGTAGCTGACTTTGGCGATGAAAACAACGCTGAAAGACAGAAGATGGGTTACTACAAAAACAGAGAAACAGAACTGTTTATGGAACTAATCCAATCAGGTGACTGGTATGATTTTGATGGCGACGATACAATTCAAACAGATGAAAAACAGCGTGGATACATAGCATTGAAGAGAGTTAGATGAGACAAAATGTGATCGATTATATCAAGGGATTAAATCTTGGAACTTATAGAATAAGTGAGGAGATACCTCGCAATGAATCGGGCACACCCATATACTTGAAAAATGTAAAAACTATCTATGTAGAGGCTAATGAGTACAGCGATGAACCATTAATCAATACACTAGGTGGTTTAAGTATTCACACTTATACACAAACTGTTAGTTTAGTATTCAGCAGTGATTCTAAACAACTTCCAGCAAACTATGATTCACTAGTGGGTCAGTTGATCAACGCAAAAGATGTTAACAGTGCTACTGAGTTTTATAACTCAAGAGAAGCAACTGTTACTACCGCTGTAGAAGCCAACGATCTATTAGTCACTCAAATCGAATATGCTTACACAAAAATTAGATAAAGGAAAACAAAATGGCTGATTATATCTACCCAGCTCCAGGAAACGCAGCAGCCGAAGCAACACTAACTGTGCATCACACCAGCAAAACTGCTGATGCTACAGGACTAGCGATACCTTCATTACAAGATATCACTGTTAACGCTTCTAACGATGTGTTTACTTGGACACAATTGGACGAAAGTGCCAAAAAACAAGTTGCTACTACAGCAACAAACTCACTATCAATGAACTTGGTTCTAGAGCAAGATACATTCTTCGGAACAACTGGCTCAGGTGGCGCAACTGCCGCAGCATCGGGTATCATGGGCATGTCAATCGACAAAACTATTGTTGAATTTGACTTATACCTAGGTGACGAATCAGACGGTTCGACAGGCAAAACTATCAACGGAAAAGGCTATGTAACTGGTCTTGCTCCAACAGTTAGTGCTGACGCACCTGTATGGGTTTCACCAATCACAATCACTGTAACAGGTGAATACACAATTACATAAACGCAAAGCGTGAGGGTAAGCAGAACAGGGCTCTTTTGGGCCCTGTTTTTGTAAGCGGACTAAATAACAGTAGAGAAGATCAATGGATATATTAGATAAAAAGACAGACAAAGAATTATTGCAAAGTACTTTAGCAGAAGTAGCTAAAGCAAACAATGAGATTAAATGTGCGCAGAATGATATAAACAAAGCACAGAGCAGATTAAAATTTGTTGTTATGTTATGTAACAACTTGATAGACAGAGAAAAGGATTAACAGATGAAACTATCAGCACTAGCAAAGAAACCCCAACTCGAAAAGATTACTATTGACGATGAGGCCATTGTACAAAAGTACGGTGAAGCACCAGAGTTCTACATCTACGATAGATATGAAATGGATGTGTATATGCGTCTAATGAACACAGAAGAAAATGACTTTCATAAAATGAGTAAAGTGTGTAAAGAGTTGGTAATGGATGAAAAAGGTAAACCAATGTTGGAAAAAGACGACATCCTACCAGGAGACATTAGCGTTAAGGTAGTAGAAACAGTGATCCAACACTTGGGAAACGCAGTGAACCAGACTTTAGTAGCCTAACACCGAGATTAAATTCTTATGTTACGCTAGATTTTGTCGCTAAAAGGTATAGTAAATTACCAAGCGAGATACTAGAGTCTGGTAGCACAATAGACTTACAAGTTGCGTTGCTTGGACAGCAGTATGAAAATTACTCTGCCAAGAGAGCGCAACGAATAGCAAAGGGAGAAGAAGCTGATCATAACTTGTCGCAAGAACAGTTGCAAGCAATGGTCGCTCGTGTAAAAAACAAATGAGTTTCAAAAGAATTGGACCGAGTAATATTAACAGAGATATGCAACGCAAGTTACGCAAACTCGATCCTTTGCCAAAAGAAGCGCATAAACATTTTGTATCAATAACTCCAATAGACAGGGGCAACGCTAGAAGGTCTACAGGATTTGTTAATGGCAATACAATAGATGCAAAATACAATTATGCTAATCGACTAAATGAGGGCTATAGTCGACAGTCGCCACAAGGTATGACTGATCCTACTATAGACTTTTTGCGTAAAAGAGTAAGACAAATATTAGGATAACAGATGAATACAATTAAAGATAGATACCAGTTAGAAGTTGACACAAGTCAAGCAACAAGAAGTCTTGGTGGTTTAAAAGCCAGTTTAAGAAATTTAGGATTTCTTGTAGCTGGCGCAGCAGCAGTTCAGTTTGGTAGACAAATTGTAGAGGCTACTAGGCAGTTTGAAACATATAACAACCAATTAAAATTGATAACAAATAGTCAAGAAGAACTAGAATCACTTACAAATAGGTTAAGTGTTGCTGCAAGAAATAACCGTGCTGCATTTGGTGATACTGTTGATTTGTTTACAAAGTTAACATTAGCAACTGCTGAGTTAGGAATAAGTCAAGAACGAGTACTAAATGTTACTGGACAATTTCAAAAAGCATTAGCAATATCTGGAGCAGACGCAGGTACAGCAGCTGGTGCTATTAGACAGTTTGGTCAAGCAATGGCTAGTGGCACAGTGCGAGGCGATGAATTTAACAGTATTGTTGAAGCATTAGGTCCTGCACTTGCTATTATGGCTCAAGAAAGTGGACTAACTGTTGGCAAACTGCGTCAAATGAGTCAAGCAGGCGAATTAACTGCTGAAACATTCTTTAAATTAGTTGAAGAATCTACTGCGCTATCTAATGCTTTTAACAAAACAGACGAAACTATTGGTCAGCTCGAAACTGCATTAGGTGACAGTTTTAATCGTATGCTTGTTAAAATAGGCGAAGTTACTTACGCTACTCAAATTTATAGACAAGAAGTAAGAGATCTAGCTAGAGCATTTGATTATATTGCTCGCACTGAACTGGCTCCAGTAAATTTAAGTGTTGAGGAACTAGTAAACTTTAAAGATACTGGTATTAGTGCCGCTGCTGCTCTACAAGAACTAAACAACAGATTAGAATTTGTAAGAATTACAGGTGAGAAATTAGGATTTATTTTTAGATGGGATGCCAAAGAGTTTGAAAATTTAGCCGCAGCAATTAAAGAGGTTCAAGATCAAATTGATGGGTTTGATGCTGCCACAGAGGCAGCAAATGAACAATCCGAAGCACTAAAAGCACAAAGAGCTGCTCTAGATGCTATTTTGGAACCGCATAAAAAGTTTATTGATCAAGCAGCAGAATTTGCTAAATCAGATTATAGAAGTGAGTTGGAAAAAGCTAATCAAAGATTAATTGATGCTGAAATAGTTATTGAACAACTTAATATAGCATTTGAAAGATCAAACGGGCAAATAGACAATTTTGTTGAATTATTGCGAGGAGCTCAAAATGAGTTATCAGCAGCAAAAACTGAAGTTGAAGAACTTACAGAAGAGGCTAACAAATTAAATCTTAGCGGCTTTGACAAATTCTTTAATAGCTTAATCGAAGGCAGTAGAAGATCTGTAGAAGAACAAGAAAATGCTAAATCAGCTCAACAACAATTACGAGAGTCGTATGAAAGAGGTGAATTTACTCTTGGTGTATACACAGAAGCAAACGAAAGATTAAATAGTATTTTAGGTATTACAGCAGCAAGCACAAATGATGTTGCTGAAGCAAACAAACGATTACAAGAATCAATACAAAAAATAAATGAATCTACTGAAGACAGAATACAAAAAGCAAAAGACTCTGCCGAACTTGACGGCTTGCGTGGTATTCAAAGAGAACTTAGAGAAATTGAACTTAATGAAAACCGCATAGCAGCAGCAGCTAAAAGGCGTTTAACACAACAAGCAGCAGACGCAGGTATATCAGTAAACGCTGCTGATTTAGCTGCTATAGATCAAGCTTCAAGAAATGCTATTGAAATACAACAAGAACTTGCACAACAAACTTATGATAATCAAAGAAGTTTTGCAACAGGTTGGAAAAATGCATTTGAGGAATACGAAGAAGCTGCTACCGATAGTGCTAAACTAGCAGGAGATATATTCAATAGATTTTCAAAAGGCATGGAAGATAGTATTGTAGATTTTGCTAAAACAGGCAAGTTTGAAATGAAAGATTTTTTAGCAGACATTGCTGAAATGATATTAAGAGCAGGTATTCAAAGACTTATTGCACAAGCGTTTGGTCTTGGCAGTGGAGGCAGTTCAATGCCATTTGCTGGAGGATTTGCAAACGGAGGAACAATACCAAGTGGACAGTTTGGTTTGGTTGGCGAAAACGGACCTGAACTTATAAGCGGCCCTGCTAATATAACTCCAATAATGAGTGGCGGCACAACAACTGTTAACTATAATATTAATGCAGTAGATGCACCAAGTTTTCAAAATCTAGTAGCAAGAGATCCAAAGTTTATATTTGCAGTAACAGAAAAAGGTAGACAATCTGTTCCACAGACAAGAAGGTAATAAAAAATGACAACAGCATATCAAGAAGTATTAGACAGAGCCACAACAATAAGCATTAACAAAAGAAAATCTGTTGCACAAACTGTGGCTAGAAACGGAACAGTCAGAAGTACTAGCCTAGGCAGCGGAGGTTGGCAGTTTGAAGTACA